ATGGCGAAGCCAACACCCATCTCAGCAAGGTTGGTGAGGACGTACTGGCGGGCGAGGGAGGGGCAGGACATGGCAGTACCTTTCTGGTGGGGGTCTCATTATATGCCCTGCCCGTCTCGCGATTCATACTATCAGGAAGGCGTCGACATCCGTCCACTTCCTGATCTGGTCCATGGCAGCATCAACGAGCTGCCTGCCGTATCGATCGTCGTACACGTCGCGCCAGTCTCCCTGGACGTCCTCGTAGTCCAGCCAGAGATAACCCTTGCAACCAGAGACGTCACCATAGGAAATGAGCTCATTGCCCTCCTTGTCAGTTCTGTGATTCTCTCGTACCAGTCGACCCGCTCCGGGAGTTCCTGGATCAACCGGAAGGAAGCTCCCGACACGGCCGACGAACTTCCGGTCATCCTCCCCGAACTCGAGGAACATGCGAGTAGTAACCGATCGTGTCTGGGCGACATCCTCGAGATCAAGAGGATCTCCGGAGAATACAGTCTTGAACACGAGCGGCTCCTGGAACTGCTTCCCGGTTGCGTGCCATCCGTCTTTGTCATGGGCGATGTACACAGCATCATTGGCGAGCAGCATCCGATCGTAAGTGGCCTCGTGCTCGAATACGTAGCCGTAGCGACGGCCGAACTCGAAGACCTCCGATATGATGCGATCGTCGGCGTTCGGGATCTTGATCGAGTCCGTCTTGATGTGGGCAACAGTGTATCCTTTCTCCTGCACGAAATGCTTCAGGTCGACCATGAACAGGGCGCCGCGCTTGGCGACGATGTTGTCCACGTTCCTGGGATCCCTGAGCGGGTTGTCGAACTTGGCGGCGGTGAGACCGTACGTAGAATTCAGAGCGATCTTCAGCGCATAGGCCAGCGCATCGAGATTCGACTCGTCATCCAGATATGGAGCAAGTGCCCCGTTCAGGATCTTACGGGCCTCGTCGAGCTCCTTGTGCTTGATGAGGATACGAGCCCTCTTGAGCTCGCTGTACCTCTTGGTGTATGGTCCGAACAGCTGGAGGTTCTCGATCGACGTTGGGTGCATCGAGGCGATATCCAGCAGGGCCACGTTCTCGTGATAACCGGGCTCGGCGTAAACGTAGCCGCCCTCACCGACCTCCTCGCCACGATATGTCGACTTGCCGTACTCGTACTTGTAACCCGGGAACATCTCGGACAGGTCCGTGTACCTCAGGTACTGCTGAGTGTTCCTCTGACCCTGGAATATGATCCGGGTGGTCAGGTTGTTGGTGCTCGAGTTGACCGGGAGACCCGCGATCGATGCGAGGATCTGACGGGCCTCCCAGTCGGCCTCAAGATGATCCCAGACCTTCTCGGTCGCGATCACGTCGTTGTCGCAATATGCCGCGACCTCCTCCCAGCGGTCCTCGGGAACCGGCTCGTCCCAGGGAAGGCCCAGCTCCTTGTGGTGGATACCCAGTTCGATCTCCCACTTCTTGAGGGACTGCTTCTTGGCGGCGAAGTCGTAGATATCGGTGTACGACAGGTTGTACGCCTCCTTGAAGCCCTCCCTGATGAGATTGGTGATGATCTTGCGGGACAGGTGGTAGAGCTGCTCGTTCGAGTACCCCAACATCCGACCATAGAGGATATGGTTGTCGTACCGACGATTGTTGAATCCGACGAGCTTCTTCTCCGCAAGGTCGGAGATCTCGTTCGGCGTCGGGTTGATCATCCTCTGGATCTCGTCAGAGCCTCTGACCTTCCAGTTCACGAGGAACAGGTTGGGGAAGACCTCGACGTCGAAAATGATCGGTGTGTCGTCCGTAGGCTCTTCGAAGTCCTCCTCGTGATCCTGCTCGGAGGAGAAATGCATCTCCTGGACGAGCTTGATGCAGTAGTCGGCCTGGTGCGTCGACTTCATGGCGAACGTGAGGACCTTCTGACGAATATCGCTCACGTCATACGACATGCCGGACTCATAGGCATCGTCGAGGATCTTCTTGATGAAGTCGACGCTAGGCTTGGTCCCGGGATGGATCTCCTTACGGAGGTTCCGGGATATGAGCTTGCGAATCGCCTTCTCGTTCCGCATGACCTCCTGCTTGATCACTGGCTGGTCCTTGACGGGCAGATATCCGATCTCAACCTCGGTAAGGCCCTGGTGGTCGGTGCACTCGGTGAGACGTCGACGCAGGGACGACTTGCCCGAGTAGACCTTGCACTCGACTCCCGGGGCAACCATCCTGGATAGCTCGGACGGATCCCCCAGGTATCGATAGTGGATGTGGACTCCACCCCCCGATCGGCTGAGTTCAGCATAGGAGGGAATCCACTTTCGAGCCTCCTCAAGGCATCGAGTGCGGTCTTTGTCGAGGTCGATGTCGATAACAATGTCTCTCTCGGGTACAAGGACATAATGCTCCTTCCTGGTGTCCAGATCCTTGAGAGTGGTGGTGACGTCGTCCCATCGATATGTTGGGAGACCGTTCTCGTTGGCGTACTGAGCCGGTTGGTCCTTGTAGAGTTCGTCGAGATATGAATCCCGCTCACTCATGTCGGTCCAGTCCGGAATCGGGCTCTCCGTTTTCTCCCCCTGGGAAAATTTGGATTTCAGAAACCCTTTGTACACCTTGCGCCTGTAAATGCCATCGATCATGAGGCGATCGTGGAATTCCTCGAAATAGTCCCGGATCTCATCCTTGAACTTGTACATGGGATACATGTTCCCGTCAGAGTAAGCCTGGGAGTACTCCTTGTACATCTCGTAGATACGCTTCAGGGATATACCCTCCTCATCATCCAACTCGTCTCGATAGAAGTCGAGGAAGTTGAAGATAGGGTTGGTCTTACTCATCATACTGATCGGTTTGTAGTCGTCGTAATACGATGAGCCCTTGGTTCTGTAGACTTCGATGCAGTGCTTGACTATGGCGCCCCGCTCGTCCTCAACACGAGACATGATCTCCTCGTATCGACGAATATCGAGCTTGCGACCGGAGGGCTCCACGTCGATTAGACGTCTCGTCAGTCCGCTCTTCGAGTCTGTGATGCGGACCGGTAGGTTAGTCCCCACGAAGAGCATGGCCTCAGACTTGAACTCATAGAGGGACTTACCCTTCTCGTTCATAACCATCGGTTCATGGGATACGAGACTGTTGAGGCGACTGTTATCCGCGATCCTAGCAAGGTTGCCGTCATGCTGAATGGCAACCCTAGGATTCGACTTGAATGGCTCGAGAGCGAACTGGTCACTGGTTCGTCCGAGAGCCGCCGCATCGAACTGACCGATATGACCGTCCAACAGCCTCGAGATGAGGTTTAGGACGGTCGACTTGCCTGAGCCGGCTGAGCCATAGAGAACGAAGAACTTCTGGATCCACTTGGAGTCCCCCGCGAATACGGATCCGATGCCCCACTCGAGCTTCTCCCTCTCTTCCGGATCGTAGAGGGTACTCATGAGCTCCTCGTAGGCTGGGCACGGATCGTCGCTCAGTGAATATGTTAGAGTCCTGGTGGCGTAGTCCTCTCTCCTTGGTGTCTGGTCGGCGAACAGGATCTTGCTATCAAGAGGATGGTGGACGTCCGGAAGCTTGGACATCCATGCCTTGTAGTCCGAATATGTCTTGGAGTCGTAGTCCCCCAGATACCGCGCCCAGACAGAGCCCTCCACTCTCTTAGACGTCTCTTCAAAGTGGTGGGCGATGTCGGCGTCCACGATACGCGTCAGGTCGTACTCGTCAGTACTCCAGAAATGCGTCTCGGGATTGTACACGGCGTAGAAGGACTTCCCACGAATCATGAGGTCCTTGAATCGGAGAACACGCCAGGCCGGCCGTACCTCGGTCGTCCCCGATTTGAGGGCTCGCTCCTTAATCTCGTAGAAATCCATTAGACTCCTTATATGTCGTAGTTCTCCGCCAGATAGAGTTGCATCTGGTACCAGAGCTCAAGACGGTTCTGGTTCTGGAACTCATCCGACGCGTAGAACTCCGGGACGGACTCGAGGGGGAATACACCTCCGCGTCCGTGGGAATCGTACTGACGGCTCATCCACCTCTGGACGGTCTTGTCGACCTTCCGATCCAAGGCGTTGCCGCCGTTGTCGAACTGGTAGTCCGTGTAGTTGATTCCGAGGTTCTCGATCATCTCCCAGAAATACGGATCGAGTCCCTCCTCATCATCGAGTTCGAAGGCCATGCGGTCGGCGAGTCCGAGGAGGACCTCGAGCACGCTGGCAGGGCTCTTGCGAAATGCCGGTGAGAGCTTGCCGCCATAGCGGTTCCGCCACTCACGACCATCCATGTCCCGATTGCGGTCCATCATGGCGGAGTAGCGGAACTCGATATGGTGGAGCTTCCACAGGAGGTGGTGGCTGTCGAATATGCTCGGCAGCTCGTCCTCGCTCTCGTCCAGGAACGAGAGCAGGAAGTCGAAGTACTCCTGTTCCATCAGTGGGATCCGGAGTACGAGTCCTCAATGATCTCGAGGCGAATATCGTAGGAGAGATCGAAGTTGCGGATCCACTTGACGACGATCTCGTCCGATTGCGTCTCGAGGTCGACATTACCGAGCCACTCGCCCACGTTGTCGATCGTGACCATGTCACCGTCGCAGAGGATGCGGTCCTCCGCGAAATACATCAGGCCGACTCGATCGAAGTTGAAAGCGCCCTCGTCGTACTCAGCCTCCGTGATCTCGCGGATGGACTCGCCCTCGGCTACGGACTCCTCTTCCTCCTCAGGATCGTCCCCGATCTCCTCGGAAATATCCTCTTCCATGGCGAATCGGAGGTACTCGTCCTCGACGATCTTCTCGTACTTCTTCATCTCGCCCATCTCCTCGACTTCCTCATCCGAGATCGGCTGAAAGACCTCGACGGAATATGCGACTTTCCGCTCGGGCTCCTTCTCCTTGGTCCCCTTCTCGTCCTTGCAGTCCTGAGCGGCGAGGAATCCCGCCGTCAGACCGACGACGAGCGCCGGCAGCAGATTCATTATCGTTCCCTTCTAGTGATCAGTTGTCCGATGAAATAACCCAGCACCTTCATCGAATTGCCAACCTGTCGATCTGGTCCCAGATGACGCCGTCGACGTTGAAGTCGAGGATGAACTTAGTGACCTCTCGGCCGATGACCGGATCGTAATCCCGGTAGTTCAGGACCTCGAAGTTGCCGAACTCGACGATACCGTCGCCGTCCTCGTTGTCGTAGACCCAGCCGACCACTGCGCCAGCGCTCGTCTGAGGAAGCCCGAGACCCTTGTAGACCTCATTCAGGAGCAGATATCCACGAGTCCTCAGGATGTCGTTGGCGTAGTTCTCCTGGGCGTGGAGGATCATGAGACTGTAGTCCTCGTTGCCCTCCCAGGCTCCCGCATTCTGATCGAACACGACAGCATATGGCGAGACCCCGAGCTCCCTCATGAACTCCTCGGGCTTGAGCTGGAACTCGCGTCCCGTCTCGTCGTAGTACTGCTTCTTCGCCTCGTCGAGGGCCTTCTCATTGGAGTGGTCGATGATCTTCTCGACCGTCTCCTCACCGAGGCTCTCCTTCATCTTGTCCTGGTACTTGCGGAAGGACTCCTCAAGACCGGCGTAGGCCATGGACAGGCCCGCGATCCTCTTGGCGGAAATGCGGTGGGCGAGGATCAGGGAAATGGCGGAGGCCGTCCCGATGCTCAGCGGCAGCGCGTAGTGCTTGACGAGACTACCGGCGAGCTTGGTCCAGGCACGGGCCTTGGCGATCTGAATATCCTTCTTCTCGAACTTCTCCTCGTCCTCGGCCGCCTTGACCGTCGACAGCTCGTTCAGGTCCTCCCAGGTGGCCTCACCGACGCTGAGCGTCTGCTTGGCCGCCAGAACCGTGGTGGCAGTGAATCCGGCGATACCCAGGCCCGTCAATATGGCCGGAGCGTGCTTCGAGGCCACGAGAGCGCCCTTCCCGACGAGGCGCGTAACAATGGTGAGACTCATGATGCGAAATACTTCCTCTCGTTCAGCTTGTTGTACACGGCGATGACCTGCCCATCGCTCATCCTGTCGACCTTGGAGACCCACGCCGGGGCGGCTCCATATGCCGTGCGCAGCTTGGCGCGCATCTGCGCGACTGTCACTCGTCATCATCCTTCCACAAGTCGTAAATGAATCCTACGGCGACCCAGAGAGCCACCGTCATGAGACTGAGTGCCACGAGCCAGATCTCCTGAGCGATCAGTCCCGCTGTGACCGCGAGCACTACCAATATGGCTCCGACTCCGTACGCTGTAGTCCGGTCCTCACTCTTCATCGAACATCCTCCGGCTTCGGCAGGTCAAGAATATACCCGTTGCGGGCTCGGACGGCCCTGGCTCCTTGCAGGTCCATCCATCCCCAGTTCTCGTCAGTATACGTCTGGGAGATCCCGGCCATGCCGTACAGATCCCCAACAGTAGCCACGTCGTACTGATCGCAGATGCTGATCAGATGATTCAAGACGTCTTCCGCCTCATTACGAGTGGCGAAAATGATGGACTCGAGATTGTGATCACGGCGGTCCCTCTGAGTGTACGTCCGCTCGGTGGGCGTCTCGCGCCTGCCGTAGGTCCTGTTGGAATACGAGGTGTAGGTCCTGTTGGACTTGGAGCGCTGAGGACCGCCATCGCCGCCGAAGAGCAGACGGTCGATGCCGGAGGTGAAGATATCGCTGACGGCGTTCTTGATACTCGGCAGGGCGATATCCCACAGTAGGTAGTTTCCCACTTCCTTGATGTCCTCGGCGAAGAAGGCGCTCAGAGCCTGGCGTCCGAGCGATCCTTTGTCGATCCTGGCGGGCGTGGATACGATGCGCTCGGGCCTGGGCTTGGACTTACGGGCGTTGGCCGGCAAGTCTCCTCGGATCGGGATGTTGTCCGTCATGTTCGTCCTTTCTGGGGAAATGGGAGGCCCCGAGTCTCCCCGGGGCCTCCTCAGGATATGGATGTCAGGCCTCGATCGTCTTGAATACGTCGGGGCGCTCCTTCTTCGCCTGCTCGATCAGGGACTTGGGCATGACGCCGTTGAAGAACTTGATACTCTTCTCCTCGTCCTCCAGCAGGCTCAGGACGAACTCGTCGTAGAAGATGCTGTCTTTGAAGTTGGCGAGGATCTCGGGGGACTTCCGGAATCGCTTGCCGTCCGACGACTTCTCGCCGTAGGCCTTGTCGACCATGGTGCGGAAGAAATCGAACAGCTTGAACTTGTCCGACATGGTCCAGTCCTCGGGCTTGCGGGACATGAACGCCTGAAGCGTGTCAGTGAATCCACCCGGCTCCGACTGCTGGAGCTCGATGAGATCCACCTTGTTCATGTGGAACCAGAGGGTCTCGGTGACCATGTCGCCGTCGAAGGTCTCGGCGCTGACGTTCATCTTGATCATGAATATGCCTCCTCAGGCGATCGAGTTGAGAGTGATGCCGGCGAGCGACTTCGTCGTCTTGACGATATGGTCCCACGAGGTCTTCTCGTCGAACTGCTCGCTCTTCTTGATCGTGCGCTTGACAGTCTTGCCGTTATCGGTGAGGGTGACCACGACGGCCGTCTGAAGCTCCATGTTCGTTCCTTTCGAAAAATGAGAAACCCAGGACCCGTGTTAGGGGTCCTGGGGTCGAGGTGTATCAGTCGTCGGTGTCTTCGACGAGCTCAGCGTCAACCACGTCGTCCGAAGACGTCGAGGCGGTCTCCTCGGTGTCATCGTCGCTGGAGGCAAGGGCCTTCACCAGGCAGAGAGCTGCGAAGCCGGCTGCGGCGGGCAGGGCGTAGCGAGCACTCTTCTTGGCGATACGGCCGAGTTTGCTCCAGTTGACGGTGACGACGGGGGAGTCGTCCTCAACGGGCTCGGTGGACGGAGTCGTGGTGGAAACGGTGGTCTCAGTCATTAGAGTATCCTTTCGAGTTGATGGGGTCTCATTATAGGGTGTGCAGAATCTGCGAAAGCTCATACCCTCTGTTCGAGGGTATGGCTGGTCTAGTTATTTGAGTCGGTCTTGATGGAGTCGATGGTCTCGGCGAAGTTCTCGGCGTACTGTTGTCCGGCCTTGTCTCCGACATATGAGCCGAGGACACCACTGCCGAGGCTATAGACGACAGTCAATGCCATTCCGGCTGGAGGGCAGAGAGCGCTGACTACAGCACCGGCGGTGATGCTGGCGGTTGTCGAGGCGACAAAGTTGACGACCTTGTATCCGGTAGTATCTTTGAAACTCATGGTCGTTCCTTTCTAGAGGGGTCTCATCATAGCCTATGCTCATCTCACGAGAGCTTGTACCACCGTTCGGTCGGCTCGATCACGAAATCGAGGACGATGCAAGCTCTACCCTCTTCGGTGACTCGGGAGCCGTAGTGCACCTCGATCTGCCTCTGCTCATTCCATCCGAGCTGGTCGCCCAGTGAAATGCCCTCGAGACCGATTCCGGCGTAGAACTCGTTGAGGCTGACGCACATCTCCCGAAGCAGGGTGTAGTTCAGCTCGTTGACCACTCGGTCGATCTTGTTGACCGTCGACTTGAAATAACGCCCGCTGTAGGCGTCGTAGAACAGGCAGTCGCCCTCGCCGTAGACGATCGTCTCACGAGGAATCGGCTGAGCCTTGGAGGCCGCCTTCTCGGCGATCTGCTTCTCCTCCGGACCGAGTCGCTCCTGGACCGTCATACGATAACGATCATACATGCTCCGAGTGCCCTCGTAGGCTAGGAGCAGGGACGACTCGCGCTTGACCGAGATACTATGGGCTCCGACGATGCAGACTCCGGTCGTCAATATGGCGATGGCTGGAGGAGCGTAGATTCGAGCGTACAGCTTGATCCGCTGCTCCTTGGTGAGCTGCTTGAACTCGTCGATATCCCACTCGTGCATGATCCTGTCGGCTCGCACACTCAGAGCCACGGACGCCCCGACTCCGAGAAGGGCAAGACCCGTGAGGATATGGTGTGAGTTGCGCAGAATGAATGTCTGGGCGGTCTTGAGGATGGAGAGGTTCATGTTCGTTCCTTTTGAGAAACCTAGAACCCGGGTTGGGTTCTAGGAGTAAGTGTCAGAGACTGGTGTCGATGTGGATGGGCTTGGAGAAATCCTGCTTCGAGTTCTTGCTTCGGTTGATGCACCACTTGACGATGGCGTAGATGCCAACGCAGTAGATGATCGACTTGATCAAGCTCTCGACGAGGCGGGAGATCAGCATGATCTGTCCTTTCGGTCTATGGGTCTCATTATATGCCATGCTGATCCTGCGAGAAACCCAGAACCCGTGAGGGCTCTGGGAGTGAGATTCAGTTCTTGGCGGTGTCGGGGTCGAGGATCTTCTTGATCTCGTTCCAGCTCTCTTCGAAGCGCTGCTGAACGCTGAGTGCGTCCTGAGGAAGCGGGGTCGACAGGCTCTCGATAGTCTTCCGCTGGCGGCGGACTACCTTCTTGAGCTGCTCGATCTGCTTGCTCTGGGCGTAGACGGCGTAGGCGAACATGACGAAGGAGATGATTCCGAAGATAGCGAAGATGATGGACATGACGGTTCCTTTCTTGAGGGGTCTCATTATAGCCCCTGCTGAATCCGCGTTCCGAATCCCCCACCCGGGAATTTTTCAGAATCGAAAAACCAGAATCCGCAAGGGTTCTGGAGTCTGAGATCAGTGCTCGTAGACGGGGCACGCATCGTGACGAGGATTCTTGCAGTTGGCGCGCGCCAGGCGGCAGAGCTTCGCGTTCTGCTCCTGGTCCTTCTTGACGCTGTTGAGGATAGCGCTAGAAGTGGCTTTGACAGTAACGGGGAAGGCAACGGCGAAGGCGGCGCAACCAAGAACGGTGGTGAACATGATGGTTCCTTTCGTTGAGGTAATGGGGGTCTCATTATAGCCCATGTAGCCCTTGCAAAAAAAAAACCTAGAACCCTTGTGGGGTCCTAGGTCTTGATTCTCAGATGCGGATCTTGGCGACGAATCCGAGAGCCTTCGAGGCGACCGGGAATATCTGCTCGGCCTTCAGGATGGCGACGATTCCAACGAATGAGCCCACAGCGCCCACCACAGCATCCGGACTGGGGCAGAAGCGGCGCCGTTTGGCGTCCTGGATCTGCTCCAGGTCCTTGATGTTGCGGAGAGCGTGCGTGTAGGCCTCACTGTCGGGATCCATGCCGTCGATGAAGGCGTAAGCGTCATCCAGGGCAGACTTGGCGTTCGGCTTGTTGTCGGACATGGTGTTCCTTTCAAATGGGGGTATCATTATGATCCATGTCTGATCCGCGTCTCAGGCGACCTCTGACACCTTGAGGGTGGCGGTGTCCTTCTTGGTCATGTCCTCAGCGGAAGTCTCGAGGGCGGCGTAGACCTCCTGGTTCTTGTGGTCCACATGGAGGACGCCGTCGACCTTGGGCTCGTAGTTCTTCGACGCCAGACCCAGTAGGGCGCCCAGGAAGGTGTCGAAGGCGGTGATGGTGCCGACGACGGCCTCAGTGTGCGGGAACCCCCAAAGGCCCGCCAGCGCCAGATAAAGGGTGGCGAGGGCAGGCAGCAGGATCTGGGCAATCCACTTCAGGGTGTTGTAGGTCTGATTCGACAGAGACAAAACGCTTGTCCTTCCTTCTGGTGTCCGGGAAATGGATAGGAAGCCTGTTCACGGCGTCCATGACCTTCTCGGCGGTCCCGTTGCCGCCGAAGGTGTGATAGGGCTGGTACAGATACTTCTGCAAGTCCTCGAACTCATCGATCGTGATGTACCCCCGGGACAGATATGCCGTCCCCATGGCCACGATCTGATTGTGTGCCAGACCGAGCATCAGCTGGGTCTTGGCGTCGTGTCGCTCGGATCTCTTCTGGAGATATGCCCAGATCCCACTACTAGTGAGGACTGAGCCGAAAATAGTGATCACGAGCTCCAGCATGGGTTGCATTCAGCCTCCGATGGACATGAGCGGGCGAACACCGTACTTGCTGGTCCAGTCCCCCCATGAGACATGCCGCTGGTCGCCGTAATACAGGGCGAAGCGGTTCTTGGTGACCTGATCCCTGAGCCAGAACGACTCGCCCGAGAATGGGATGGGGTTGCCCAGACGGAAATAGCTGAGCTGGCGAGCGATCGGCGCCACGTTGTTCTCTCCGCCGTTGATCCGGGCGTGGACGAAGTTCGACCCGAACATCTCGAACTCCGAGGGGATGGTGACCTTCGGGTACTCCCAGCTCCAGCTCTTCTCAGTCAGATCCCAAGAATTATCCGCGTTCTCGAACGCATGAGGCTCGAACACTGGGAAGGTCTTGAAGTCCGAGATATCGAACGTCTGGAGAGCCGAGGCGAACCGAACCATACCCTCGGCGTAATCGCGACGCATCTTGGAGCCGTTCCAGCCGTTGATGCACCAGCCGGTCTCGCCGATATTGTCGATACCCAGATTCCGGTCACTCATGATCGTGATCCGGTGCTGGTTCGTCCCGTTGGGGTGATCCAGATATCGATCGAAGTCGACGATGATCCACCGGCAGGTGTTGTCGTTGAACTGCCAGTAGTCGCCCAGCCACAGTCCGTCGAACGTCCCATTCCTGATGGCCATCTTCTGGGCGGCCGTGATGGTCTTGCCGAGGTTGTTGCCCCGTGTGATGACCTTCTTCAGATTCGGGTCGTTGTTGAAGGCGTTCAGGAAATCGAACTTGTTATTCAGAGTGATCTGCTTGGGCTGCATGACACTCTGAGCCCACTGAGCGTTCTCAGAACCCGCCTTGCCTCGCAGATCGATGATCTCAAAAGCTGATGCGTCCTGGGCGCCCCTGGGGACTCGGACAGCGGCGATGAGAACCTCATAGTTGTCCGCTGTCTGGGTCGGATGTGGAATACCCTCGTTCGGATTCCCTTGGAGAGCCCGAATACCAGCGACACGAACATCCCTGGTGTTGTTGACCCGGATATATATGGCATCGTAGCGATCGCCATCAGTACTACCAGGGTTGAGGTTGTAGTACCGCTCCGCGTCGTTCTCGAGCCAGTGCCCTTTGAGCCAGGCGCGACCGGACTGGATGATGATGGTACGACCGTTGCCCTTGACGACCTGATAGGCCCGCCCCCAGTTCTGGAAGATACCGTCGGAAATGACTCCGTCGAACATCCGACCGAAGTCGTCCGCGGAGTACTTCCTGTCCCCGTTGATGGAGACGAAGAATCCTGATCTCTCTGTCATGTGATGTTCAACCCCGGTTTCGACTTCTGAATATCGGACAAGGACTCGAACGTCGGGTAGAAGACGTCGCCCTCCGAGTCCGAGGATGTACGGATATACTCGGTCACCCGAGCGATGTCCTGCTGCCCGAACTCGTTCTGGATCTGAACGAAATCGCCCAGGAAGAAGTCTTCGTTGTAGATATACATGGACTGCTGAGCGGCCTCGCCCGAGAACATCTCGATGGGCATATGACGCCACAACTCAGTGTTGCACTGCTCGTGAATCTGGCGGTGGATCGATTTCGGATCGACCGTTGCCACGCCCTTGAACCCGTTCCCTGCCTGCATGTAGCCATTGGTATGCTCGATCGAGGGCGACTGCAAATACCCCTCTCGAAGTCCAAGACCTTTTCGACCGACGGTTACCGAGTTGTTCTGCATCATCGAGTCGCCGCTCTCATCCAAGTATTCCTGGCCGTATTCACCGTTGAAAATAAGGTTCTTCGGGACCGTGAATTTAACAGCACCAGAGAATATCTTTGTTCTGGTACTGACCTTGGACTTGAAGTATGTGGCCTTGGATAGGTTGTCGTACTTGGGGGAGAATACGACGGGAGGACGTTCCCCTTGATTGAATGTGCGGTTAACGCCATTGTACGTGTAGCCGTACCAGTAATAAGGGTCTTCCCCGTCGTATTCTATAGCCCATCCCGACATTGTCAGATCAGTGAGGTTCTGGACGATCCTGTACCAGGACCCCTCCATACTATAGGGATCCTTGTCGTAGTCCGGATGATTCGACCATTCGTGGGAATAATTCATCGGGCGAACGTTACCGTTGCCGCTGACTTCTATATTCCCGATATCCATCGAGGACGTCGGACGACCCCGACGGATTCCGTCCGGAAGTTCATCAACCGAATACCATCCGAATCCTAGGACGTAACGCTCATGCGACGTATCGAGCGAGTCCCTCTGCTTGAACAGTAGATTGGTATAGTGCTTGATGACGTCCTTGACCTTGCCACGAGTGCGCTCGTGCTTACACAGAAGAGTCCCGTCCCACATCGGATATGGATGCATGACCCGTCTGTCCAATATGGACTCGAGGCTCCGCCCGCTGATCGTAAGCAGAGACTCTTTGCCATACTCCGTGTTGAGCTCGACCTGCTCGATGATCATGAGCTTGTTCGTACCTTTGGTGTACAGGTAGTAGTCCAGCTGGTAAGTCCTCAGGTTCTCCAGGGTTCCGGGGACCACGAGCTTGAAGTCCCCGAATCCGTGGAATCGCTCGGTCCAGACGACGGACTTGTAGTCCTCACAGATATGCTGAATGATCATGGACTCATCCAGTACAGCAAGATACATGTCACACCCCCTGGTAGAGAACGTCGGTTGAGAAGTATACGTCGGTCAGTGTCGGATCGTTCATGGTGATCTGGAACTCGTTGACTCCCGGCCTCAGCTTGAGCCAGTCCGAGTTCCGGTCCAATGCTGCCAGGAACTTGTCCTTCCGATCGCCTCTGGTCCGGATGATGTACTTCGAGCCCACCCGAGAATTGACGGTGACGACGTCGCCGCCGACGATCGGGTCGACCTTGTAGTACGTCTTGTCGAGAAATGCTCCGGTGAGCTTGAAGGTGTCCCTGGAGAAAGTCTCGGTGACCGTTATCGGGAGCTTGGCCCCTGGGCGGAACCGGAATATCATGGTGAATCCGGTTTCCACCTCGCCCTTGTAGTCGATGACCGCGGACATGACTCCACGATCCTTGGCGAACTCGAGCGAAGGGGAGGGCTCGTCCATGAAGTCGAACTCGAAGGTCCCGATGTCCCGCTTCCACTCAAGATTCTGATTGACCATCGTGTCAGCGTCATGCCAGTAGGCGTCCGGGCACAATATGCTGACGTTGATCTCCTCATCCTTGGAGAAGATATCGGCCTCGACCGACTCGACGTAACCCTCGGTCCTGACCCTACGCTTGTCCGTGTTGACATAGACGGACATGGGCTGCTTGATCTGGAACCAGGAGTAGATGCGCTGACGAGTCGTCTCGATGTCGGGATATGGCAACGGCGCGAGTTTGATCTTGAGGTTCCTCATTCCCGCCCTCGCGCCGTTGAAGATCGCCACATCGGTCAGAGCCAGTTCCGTGGTGTTGATCGAGGCCTTCGTTGCCGACAGACCGTCGACGGATTTGACCGCGACACCCTCGATCCACGGGTTCGTGAGTGAGAGCACGATCCTGTGCTGACGATATGTCAGGAACTCTATGGACTCGATCATAAGTCGTACATGGCTCCTCTGAACTGTTCGATCTGGTTGTGCGTCTGCCTGTAGATCTCCGTCTCGGACAGAGCCTTGGGAGACGTGTTGTACTGATTGAACACGACGTTGGAGCCGTTGTTCACAGTCTCATTGACAGTCTCGCCGACGCGGGACTGAGCGCCCTGGACGGCCCTGCCAGCGAGCTTGGTCGTCATGTTGGCCGACAGGTTCTCCTGAATGTCGTCCTGCGGTAGAAGCTCCTGGATCTTGCTGGCCTGCTCCTCCACTTGCGAGAGGTCCAGAACCGGCTTGATCGTCGGGTTCATGTCGCCGCCGAACGCGTCGTTCCAAATATCCTTCGTGTTGCCGAAACCCTTGGCGAGCGCGTCGACGGTGTCGTGAGCCATCGCGGAGGCCGCGTCGATCCCCTGCTCGGTGTTCTCCGAGATACCATTGGTCAGACCCTGCATCAGGAACTCACCGATCTCGAACATGACACGAGAAGGAGAATGAATGCCGAATACCTGCTTGGTCGTGTTGACGATGCTGGTACCGAAGTTGCGGATCGTCTGCTTGACCTCTTCGATCTTGCCCTTGATCGCGTTCTTCAGACCCTCGACGAGCCTGTGACCAGCATTCCTCATCCCGGAGACGCCCGTGGATACGAGCTGCTTGATACCGTTGACGATACCATTCCTGATCGCCGTAATGAGTCGGATACCAGCGTCCATCAAAGCACCCGAGTTGTTCTCGATGGCATCGGCGAGTCCGTTGACGAATTTGATGATCGTCTCGAACGCCGCCTGGGTGATTCTCGGCATGTTGTCGCCGAGGCTCTGAAGGAATGCCACGATGCAGTCGGTCGCCTTGGTCCCGATCTCGGGAATCTTGTAGGATAGACCCTCGAGGAAGGACGTGAGGAGGTCGGAACCCCTCTCGACCAACGTCGGCATGTTCTGGATAAGAGCATCCGACAAGGTGATGATCAGGAATATGGCGCAGTCGATGATCTCCTGAGCGCAGTCGTAGACCACCTGGATGATCGCGTGGATGATAGTGATCATGAGCTCGACGAACGTCGGAATGGACTCAATCATCGCCTGTGCCGCGGACGTCAGGACAACCTTGATGTACTCGACGATGGTACCTTGGTTGTCGATGAAGACCTGCATGAAGTTGATGAATGCCTCACCGATAGCCGTACCCATGGCGGGCATCCGCTCGATGAATCCGTCGACGGCGTCCAGGAATGTCTGGACTCCCTCGGCTCCAGTGGTCGACAGGTTGGCGATGGCGTTCACCAAGTTGGCGATACCGTCGGTAGCTAGGCCGACACCGTAGCCGATCATCAATATAGCGCCACCAAGAGCGACCAGGCCAATGGCTGCTCCCTCGGCGATGTAGCCTATGACTACGAGTGCACCCAGAGCCGCGGCCATGATAGCAATGCCCTTGCCCGCGGTTCCCCAGTCCATCTCGCCAAGAGTACGCATAACCGGGACGAGCATCGCCAGAGCCAGCACCGTGATCATCAGGCCCGCAGCGCCGCCAAGGCTTCCTCCGCCCAGGCTCGAAATGCCGACCAGGATGCCCAGAGCCACAGCCATCATGGTGAGACCCTTGGCGTAGGTACCCCAGTCCATGGTGGCGAAGCTCTCGATCTCCTTAGCCACGATCTTGAGTGTGATTGCCAGAACGAGCGCCGACAAGGCTCCGACGAGGTGCTTACCGCCGAGACCCTCCTCTCCCTCGCCGAGCCTGGATACAGCAACGGCCAGAGATGTGAGACACAAGTCCATAGCGATAATACCCTTGATGGTGTCACCCCAGGACAGCTCACCAATCTCGGTGAGGACCTTGGCGATCTGCCGCATGGTGAGAGCCAGAGCGAGAAATGCGAAGGCCGAGGCCTTCTTGATCTTGACCGTGCCCATCTGAGACATCATGGACATCATCTTCATGATCAACCCGAGCGCGATAACGCCCTGAGCTAGGTCGGACACGCTCATCTCGCCCAGAGGCTTGACCGCCTGAGCGAGCAGCCAGACACCGATACCCAGAGGAACCGCCACGAGGGAGAAAGCAAGCAGATCGACATTGCTCTTAGTCGTGGTGTCGGCCATGGATATCATCATCTTCACGACTGCATACAGTCCGATGACGCCCTTGAGAATGTCATCCCAGTCCATGGAGCCGATGTTGCTCAAGGCCTTACCGAGGAGTAGTGCTACTCCGGCCAATACGACCAGGGCCAGCATTCGCTTGGCCATGCCCTTCATGTCCTTATTGTCGTTGGACTCGGACAGTTCGTCCTCCGCCTTCTTCAACATATTGAACATGAAATAAAGGGCGGATCCGGCCATGATGATCTTGGTGGCCGGGATCTGAGCGACGACCCACAGTGCGCCCGCCAGGACAAGGACCGCAGCGGCGAGCAGGAGGATCGTGGTAGCTTTGATGCGGTTGGTCGTGGCCTCCATCGAGTCCTTGAACGCGTCAATGGTGTCTTTGACGCTACCGAGGATACCCGCGAAGTTGGATCCGGCCTGACCCCACTCCTTGAGCGTGGATATGACCTTGCGAGCCATAGCAATGAAGGTGGCCAGAGCTCCGGCCTTCAGGATACTGTCGAATATGCCGGTGTAGTCCCCATTGTCAGCCATCTCCTTGAGTTCGCCGAACGCACCCTTGAACGGCTCGATGAGGGCCTTGGCTGCGACGACAGCAACCTTACCGATGGCTCCGAGAACCTTGCCGATGCCCTGGATGAGCTTGACGAAATTCTTCCAGCCGGCGGTAGCCTTGTCCTTGAGCTCGAGATTGGCGATGAAGTCCTTGGTGGTGCTCCAGCCGTACTTGACGGACTCGGCGTACTCGCCCATGAGAGTCTTCAGATCACTGAAGGCCTTCTTGAACGGCTCGACGTCGAAGTCGAAGTTTAGGGTCGCCAGATTCTTCAGGACACCCCAGACGCCCGACCCAACGGACTTGAGAATGCCGCCGATGGAGGACAACCAGGCAATATCCGGACCATTCTTCATCTGCTCGGCCCACTCGCTGAACTTGGTGGAGATCTCGTCGTAGAGCTCGGCCAGGGCCCGCATCTTCGGAGTCAACCAGTCCTCGACGACGACTGCCTGCTTGTTGATGCACTCGGTCAGCCAGTTGATGAAGCTGGTGAGCTTCTCGATCGCCGGAATAAGATGGTCGGCCAGGTGCTGCCCCCAGAAGTAGGACTTCTTGAAGGCGGACTCGAACAGGTCAACGATCTTGTTCTTGAGCTTGGTGAACTTGGACTCGTTCTCCTCAGCGGAGTCGCCCGCATCGTCCGTGGACTCACCGACGATACCGAGTGCCTGGCCAACCTCCTGGGCGCCCTGCTTGAGCTCCCGGAACGGTCCGACAACGGCTTCCTTGATGCCGGAGCCGGCGGACTTCAGCGCCTCCCACAGGGCGTCCCAAGCCTCCCTGAGGCGCCTGAGGCTGGGCGTGATCTCGTCGTGGAATCCTTCCGAAAAGTTCTCCCAGATGCGCTTAAGACCCTTGCCCGTCCAGATGATGGCCTTGATGACGTTCTCTGCGACATTCAGGTTGTCGTACCACTCCTGAATGGCCACGACGTGGTCCCTGAGCTGCCACGACCAATCCGCGGTGTGACCACGGAGGCTGGAAATGAGAGCCCCGAGACCTTTGAGCGCTCCGCCGGCGATCCATGCCACGATCTTGCCGAAGTCCGACAGGACCATGACACCTATTTTGATGACTCGGAAGAACGCCTCGAAGTACATGCCGAGGGACTCGATAGTCGACTCGCTGGGGACCAGCTTGGCCATGAAGTTGGCGAAAGCCTCGGAGATGCTGTACAGACCCTCGGCGGACGGACCGCTGAAGACCTGCGAGAACGCCTGACCGATGCGCTGGAGCGGCTCCCACATGGCGTGGAACAGGGATGCAAGACCCTCGAGGACCTTCTCCCTACCACCGAGGTCCGCCCATCCCTGGAGAAGCGCGTTCCTGGCGTTACCCATCTGGGTGATGATACCACTCGGGCCGGTGAGGAATGCACCCACCTGGGTCCACAGGGCCTTGGCCTGCTCGAAGTCGCCGAAGATGATTCGGAATGACTGACCCCAGGACGAACCCAGCTCCTCGCCGATGACACCCATCAGCTGGGAGAAAGTCTTGATGTCCTGAGCCGCGGACATACCGGTCCTGGCGAGTTCCTGGATCTGAGCGATCTGCTCCTCGGTATAACCCATTGACGCGAGCTGCTCGTCGGAGTACTCCCCCGCCATCTGCTTGAGGGTCTCCATCATGATCTCCTGGGTCAGCCATCCCTCTTGGAGAGAGAGCCTGAACGACCCGTCTTTGGCGATCATCTCGTCGACGCTCTTGCCGTGGATCTTGGCGGTCTGGATCAGCTGGTCCTGGAACTGCTTGGTGGCGATACCTGCGTTCTCCAGGGACATCCAGTCCTGAAGCTTGACCGTACCGGCAGCCATGGCCTGCGAAAGCTGATACATGGCCCTCGAGGTGGCCTCAGAGTTGGCTCCGGCCACGGCGGCCCAGTTCGCCAGACCCTTAATCGACGCGACCGAGTCGTCCAGACCGATACCGGCAGCGGTGAACTTACCGATGTTGGACGTCATCTCACCGAAGTTGTAGATGGTCTGGTCCGCGTATGTGTTCAGCTGGTCCAGAGCCGCGTTGACGGTCTGAATCGTCTCGCCCTTCTGGGCGGTGTTAGCCAGAATGGTCTGAACAGAGTTGAGCTGGAGCTCGTACTCCTTCATACCGTCGATGAGCGGCTGAACGGTGAAACTCGAGAGCATCGAGGAGCCGATCTCGGTGATCTTTCCGCCGATGCTGGCGAGTGCGCCGAACGCGATCGACTGAAGAGCCGAGAATCTGCTCGTGGTCTCGGCGACACCCGCCTGGGCCTCCGAGAAATTGAGGTTCTTGGCAGCTGCGGAGACCTGATTGATCCCCTCGACACCGCCTCGGAATGCCAGCCCCTCCTCGAGCTTCTTGACTCCGTTGAGGGAGTCCTGAACCCCGTTCATGAACTGGCCGTTGTTGAACTTGAGCGAGACCACCCGCTCCTCGATGGACGCCACTAGCCTCTCACCGCACTTTCAAGCTGCTTGACGATGCTGTCGAATATAGGCCTGAGCGCCGGATTTATATAATCCACGCCCTGGACATAGCCACCGGTTCTGGTGCCATGCCCGTACTGCAATATGACTGCGATCGGGACACCCTGCTCCACGTGGGAGTTGTTCCAGACCAATGAGACTCTGTTGGCGCTCCGCTTGATCTCGTAGGACCAGCAGGATGCGGTGTAACCGGACCTGACCGGAGTCGCAGCAGCCAATGCCGCAACCCCGGCCTGTCCACAATCATCGAGGAAGTCGAAGAAGCGGCCCTCTTTGAGTCTCTCGAGCCACTTCCCCGTGTCCATCCTTGAATCGATCTCCAGCGTGAACGCTGGACTCATGCGGCCCTCTCACAGGATGCCGCGATACCGGCCACGATGGCGCCCATGGCCCCTCTGGACCATCCGACCTTGAGGTTGTCGGCGGTGGCGGGAATATGCGCAACGGTGGGGAGCCCGGAGGCCTTGATCGGATCCCAGGTCGTCTGGGGCGCATCGAACTCCATGGACAGAATATCACAGATCTTGCCCGACAAGAAGTCCGGATATGCCGTCTTGGTGATGTCCGAGTTGTAGGCGTAACCCCAGGTCTTGAAACCGCGGGCTCGAACCATGTCGAACATCCACTTGGAGTCGAAGTACGCCTTGATGATGACCTTCCGCTCCATGCCCTTGAACATGTCGCAGACCTCTCGCCACAGTCCCATCTTGTACTTCGGATCGAAGACGATGACGTGGGTGGAGCTGTACTTCTCGATCAACCAATCCAGCTTAGCGGGCATGTACTGAGTCTTCGATGCCTCGGCCTTGATCTCGGACCAGGTGTACTCATCGGCATTCTTGGTCAGAGCCGGAACTAGGCGCTCCATGCTCTTGTCGTGGCATCCAAACCAGACCCTGTCCTTGCTCCGGGCCGCCGAAAACTCCAATGCATGAGCGTGGTAGTCGACGGCCTGCGTATATGCGACCTCAGTGTGCTCAGGCCAGGACAAGGAACCGCCCCTGTGGGCCACGATGAAGTGGGGGATCTTGAAGAGCTCAGTGATCGTCTTGGCGCCCTCAGGAATCGCTCGCATCGTGAGCGTCCCGATCTCCTTGATCCCGTCCCAGACGACAACACCGATTTTGGAGCCGTCAGCGAGAGTCGGATCAAGCGAGTCATTCTGCTCCTTGAGCCGGACGTCGACGCCGAAGCGAACCTTGATGCCGGTGTCCGAAGGTGGGGCGTATGCGGACTGTGCGTACCCAACGACGATTGAGGACCAGGACTTGTCCGTGGCTTTGCCCCAGTTCCCATTTGTCATGGATTCGACATTGGCGGGAAATGCGCCAACCACAGCGGTGTTCACGTCATGTTGCACGAAACCTGTGATCTGCGGAAATGGGCCGTTCTGCCACCCCGTAGACGCTTTCTCTGGCGTGCGAGGGATAAGCGACTTGACCTTGGTACCATCCAGCACCACGAGGACCGCGCAGCACCGAGCAGCATAAGTCGCGTTCTTCGACTTCCACGCAACGTTCTGCGTGTCGGAAGAATTCGCAACCATTTTGACCGCCACGGTGCACGAGCGGATGTCCTCGTCGGCGGCGTACTTCCCGGTCCACCCATCGGGCGTGCAGTCCTGCATGTGGTTGAGCTGACCGCCCACGATGAGTAGCGCCCAGTCCCCCGCGACCGACGGAACGCTCAGTTTCTCATCCGGATTCTTGGAGACTGCAATACCCTTCATGGGAGACGCCATGATCAGACCTTTCGAACGATGACCGTGTTAGGCGGGGTGCCTGCGGGAACCTGCTCCTCACGACCGAGGACCATGACATTCCCGTTACCTCCGCCTCCGCCACCAGCGGGACGGTTGCTCTTGATGGTGACGTCGACGATGTCGTCCTCGGAGAGCTTAACCGTCTTCGTGGCGGGCCAGCCCTGGTCATCCAGGAAGAGACGAGCGTTGGTGTTGCGGAAGAACCACACCATACCCTCGATCTTACCGTTCTCGCCCGCGGTGTCAACGTAGGTCGGGCCATCATCGGGGTCGACGGTGAGAGTGGCGAATGGCGGGATGTCTCCCTTCACATGGCAGTAAGGCATGACGGCCTCACTTGCTCTCGCCGAGCTTGTCCTTGATCTCGTCGAGAGACTTCTGGAGCTTGTCCTGCTTGTAGGAGATATCCTTCAGCCAGCCGACGAGCGGACCGTCGAAACGACGACCAGCGATGCCGGCACCAGTCTGATCGGAGATCTCGACGAGACGATCCTTCATCTCAGCGAGAAGATCGGTGGCGTATGACACTTCGAGTTCCTCTCCGCCGTCGCTTGAGCCCTGGCTCGGACGGCCTTTGTCGTACCAGTAGCGGCATGCCTCGGAGAACGGAATGCCGTAAGTCTCATAGGTCCCGTCTGCGGACCCAGAGTTGTATCGAGAACCGACTCGCTTGAGGTCCTCGTAGGAATCGCCCTCGGACTGAATGAGTCCCTTGAGGATGACGCAGCCGACCTCGGAGGACTTCTGCGGATCCCACCACTCCCTGTTCGGGTCGTTGATAAAATACCCGTTGTAGGTGACCTGGAGTGGACCAACGCCGTTCGAGGTGCCCCACTCCGAGACGATGGGCCAGAAATAGTTGAGGAAGTTGTCCCTCGTCACCTCGCCCCAGCCGGAGCAGGCGCCTCCAGCATCGTGGCCGTAAATATTGGCTCCGCCCTCGCCGGTCTCCATCTTGAGTGCGCCGAGGGCAGCCCACCAAGGACATCCAACGGCGTCAGCCGCACGGAGAACCGCATCCTGGATAGAAGTGGCAGCACCGTTCTCCTCGCGGTGGGACGGGGCACTGGACCCGTGATTGTCCCGCCTACGAAGGCAGTGTGTCCAAGCGGCGGCCTGAGTATACGGGTGCTGGTTGTACTCGATTGAGCGGACCTCGCTCCCGGTCTGGTCGCCGAGGTATCCGTCGATCGAACCGTCCTCAGCGATCCATGCCTCGGACAGGATGGTCGGGCCGAGTCCGGTGACTATGGCAACATGCCCACGACCGCCCGAGGCCTCCTCGGACAGGACGATGTCACCGATCTCGAAGCCGCCATCGGGCTCGTTGCTCGTCCACTGGTCGGAGATATCGGCGAAGTTGCGCTGCGCGCACTCATCACGCAACGATCCGGTCCAGGTCGACCGGGGGAAATAACCAGCAGTGAAGGGCTCCCCCCACTCGTGGTGGGCGGCGAGGTTGTAGCAGCCGGCGATGAGTGCCGAACAGTCCGCATTGGCAGGGGATTGGATAAGCCAACCGTCCCAATCGGACTGATCGTAGAAAGTCCAGCGGTCCGGCTGGGAGTAGCCCACGTCAGCGACGTCGGCGTAGTACCGGGCGCAGGATGCTGCGTACTGAGATACAGTCATTTTGACCTTTTCAGCCGTTGGAGTTCTCGATGGGAGCGAAGAGCACCGGAATGATCCGAGAGCCGTTGGCCTTGAGCTGTGCACGGACACGCGGAGGTGTCTTCGCATCTCCAGGCCAGATCTCGACGATGGATCCGTCGTCCGTGTAGTCACCAGTAGGGAGAACAAACGTTGTCCGGCTTCGAACCTGGATCTCCATGGGGAGATCTACAATCTTGACATCCCTGGTTCCGTTGAGATCCTGAGTCTGCCAGGTTGCATTACGCTTGACATACACCATGCCGGCCATAACGCGGTAGACGTAGGCGACATTGTCTGGGCATGTAATCCAACCAGTGTCGAAGGTACCATAGCCCGAGCCGGCTCGAGAGTTGAACCACACGACCTTGTCGGGCATAGACTCCTTGAGGTCGATGAGCTTCTGATCAGAACTACCGTCGCGTCGGACGACTTTGAGGAGAGCCTTGGAGCCTGCATAGAAAGCGACGTCCAGCTCGAAGTACGGATTCGACCCGAGGGTGACTGAAGCATCAGTAACGCCATTGGTCGGGGAGATGTACACCGTACTGTACGGACTGGACTCGCCGCGCACAGTGGTGTGAAGCAGAGGAGTTACGCCAGGCATACTAACCTCGTGAGTGGTACTTGGCCCGTCTCGCCGCGTTCAGAGCCTGATTCTGTCGAAGCGTAGCGGCGGTCGACATCTTCTTATCGGGTTGGTTCTTCGCGTTGCACACTCGGATGAGTGTGAGTAGTCTGTTGATGTGCCAGTACTGGCACTCGAACGGGATCTGTAGAGCCACCATCCAGTAGTAGACGAGCTCCGACGTGACGACCCCTCTATCGGGGCTGGATCCCTCAGTCTCGACGAATGTCGTGGCCGTCATCTTGTTCTCGATGTAGTCCTTGATGGTCTGGATGTTCTCTAGAGTCAAGTGCGAGTAGGCGACGGGGTCTATCTCGTTCAGGGTCATGCAGTTGACGTAGTCCAGGACCTGGTCAGGGGTAAGCTTCTCGTTGCCAAGGTACGGGACATGCCACTTGGACTCCCATTTTGACAGAGCGACGAGACTGTGCTCCAGCTCGAGGTCGCCCTCGAACCCGTTGATGAACTCATTGCGATCTTCGTCATAGAGCTCATCCCCGACGACGTGAATCGTCAGCATTCGTTCCTCCCTGGAAGTCACCACGGACCCCGGAGCGGATCACGGGGTCCGTGGGAGTCATCAGATCGCAGCCTTGACGGCGGCGATGACCTCGTCCGGGGTCGGGAGCTTGGACTCGGTGGCGCCGTCGCCCCAGATCAGCTTCTCGATGGCAGTCATACCCTTGTTGCCGACGACCGTCGAGTCGAGGGTGACGACACAGGTGGGCTTGTGGCCGGTCACGTTGACCGGGGTGCCCTTGAAGGACCAGGAGAAGGTGATCGCCTCAGGCGAGTCGTTCACTGTGGCGTAGGAGCGCTCAGAAGGAGAGGCATTCAGGCCGTAGAGCAGGTGAAGCTTGTAGCCGTAGTTGTTCTTCTTCTGGTCGTTACCCTTGATGGTGCGGTACGCCAGACCGAAGGCCGAGCGGTCCTGCTGACCGATGACGACCTTGTCGACAACGGCGGAACCGTCGCACTGGAGCCACTCGTCCGGGTAGGTGTAGGCCTCGATCTTGCCCTCGAACGTCTCGGCCGAGGTCAGGGAGAGGTACTTGATGTTGTCGGCGTACAGGTCAGTCTGCTCCGCGCCGCTCGGAGTCTCGGTGACGTTGGTGAGACCGGACCAGGCGACGCCCTTGGCGTAAGCACCGGTGGCCAGGTCGACGGGGAAGAGGACACCGCGGTCCACACCAGTCTCATAGAACTTCTTGCCCGTCTCGTCCCAGGTCAGGACAGCCATCTATACTCCTTGGTAGATGTTGAACACGTCGTGATGAAGATTGTGCGCCACGAAGTGCCTCTCGAAGGTAGACATCGGCATGGCCGCAAGGGCATCGAGCACCGGCTCGTCGGGATTCCTGCTGATGAGGGTGACCGAGTAGCGCGGCGTGTATATCCAATTGGCGTTGTCGCCGAACTTCGAATCGGCTCGACTCCGTTCGTACACGATGCACGGGTAGGTGAGCTGGACGGACTCCGGGGGCTGGAAGTAGACGTTCCTCGAGCCCAGCGCTGAGATGAGTTTGTTGTGGAACTCAAGGCGTTGGGCCATTGTACACCTCTCCGAGGTTGAGGATGAGACGGGGGCGGCGGACCTCCACATTCGTGACGACCCAGCGCGCCCCCATCCACCTCACGTACTTGATGGCGAAGAAGTTCTCCTCGGCGTAGGAGTCGGCCACGATGGAGATCTCGTTGTTGAGGCGAAGATTCTGGATGACCTTCGCCTCCTCGTCGTACTGCTTCTGGGAGCGGTTGACGTCCCCGTAGTACTCCCTCTCCGTGATCTTATCCTCGAACACGCCGGGTGATGTCTCGACGGCGTGCCCGTAGCCTATGCTTCCGAAGAATCTTGCCATTTTGACCGAATCAGGCCGTGGCCTTCTCGATGACGATCGCGGACTTGTACTTGGTCAGCGCGCCCGAGCAACGAGCCTCCAGCAGGTACTTCTGCTGGTTGAAGTCGATGTCAAACTGCTCGAAGAACGAGGTCTCGCCACCCTTGTCGGAGCCCATGGTGTAGTCCTGCATGTTGACGATGATGCCGAGCAGGTTCTGGGTCTTGCCACTGACCTCGCGCTTGGCGCCCTCCATGACCTCGACCTCGATGACGTCCGTGACGTTCAGGGCGTTGGCAACGGCCTGCTTGGTCTCGTAGACGTAGCGCTGGTTGAGGTCCTTGATCTCGAGCATGTCGCACACGAAGGCGTTCGTGGTGAACAGGACCGGAGAACCTGAGCCCTTGTAGAACTTCCGGCTCCGACGGACCGCGTCGATGATGTCAGCGGTCTTGGCGTCCTTGTCGATGAGAACCTTGTGAGAGAAGAGTTCGTCATCCGTCCAGATGGGGCGGATGTTGGTCTCCTTGATCTTGTTCTCATCGGACACCTGACGACCGTCACCGATCAGGACGGCGCGGGCCAGCTCCTCCTCGAGGGAGTAGCGCAGGTTCTGCTGCATCCAGGCGACCACGTTGAACGTGGTGATATCGAGGACATCGTCACGGTCGATCTTGGTCTTGTTGTAAACAGTCGTCGGCTCGGTCTTCCGGTTGGCGACCTCGTAGACGACGTCCTTCTTCCGGCTGGCCTTGACGTAGCCCTTGGCCCGCAGCTCCTCGGCGGTCAGGTTGGACCACTGAGTCTTGACACGGGAGAACGGCGTGTGCTTCGAGCCCTGGAGAACCTTGGAGACCCAAGAGTTCTCGCGCATGATGCGCTGCGGCTCCGGGTCCAGATTAGTGGCGTCCGGGAACAGCAGCTCGGGGTTCTTGATACCGTAGTCCGCGGCGTGGGCCAGGACGGCGGTGCGGAGGGTCATGCCGGGCATACGAGCCTCGGCGAAGATCTGCTCCTCCTCCGCGTGAGAGAGCCGAGGACTGACGTTGCGCAGAGCGTCGCCCTCGAAGATGTTGGAATGCATCAGAGTATCACCCCCAGAGTCGCCGTGCTCGGCGTCCTCCTCGTAGTCATCGTCTTCGTCGACGTCGTACTCGTCGTCATCGTAGTCCTCATCCTCGTCGTCAACGTCTCCGCTGATCTCCTCGATGAGGGCCGCGACAGCCAACCTCTGATCGTCGTCGAGGGTCTCGAGGACATCGGCAACAGTCATGCCCTCGTCCTCGTCGTAGACCTCGTCATCGTCCATGGATTCTGTATCCTCCGTGATGTCTCCGGAATCGTGCGAGAGCGTGAGGCCAGAGTAGATGATGGCCTCATCCTCGGACTCGGTCCATGAACCATCCGAGTGCTCCAGAGCAACGTTGTCGATGAGAGCCCCAGGATTGGCCCCGGACAGGACCATGGAGACCTCGACGATGTTGCCGTGAATAACGTCAGCCCCTCGCTGGTCGAGGCGGTTGGCGTAGATCGAGAGAGCCTTGACGTCACCGTGCTTGACGAGCTCCCTGGCGTTGTCGGCCGCGGAAGTATCGTTCAGAGCGCAGTAGGCGTAAACACCCTCATCCCTATTCTCGAGTAGTGCGTGCCCGAGAACGTTGTCGACGGCGTTGTGCCCATGCTGCCACACGAGCGGCACGCGCTGGCCGTCATTCTCCTTGAACGCATTATGTTTGATAGTGCGCCCGTCGGAGCAGGTCAGGTCGTTCTTAGTGGCCCAGCCACTGAAGTCGAACTTCATCCTTCTCCTTTGAGTTGGCTCATCGGCGTGCTGAGCACCGACTGTACATCAGGACCGGAGTCCTCGGCAGTCCCCTCGCCGTCCAGGGAGGTGTCGCCCATCTGCGGGTTGATGTTCGGGTTCTGGAGCTGATCCGCCTGCTCATTCGGAGACGGCGGAAGTCCGATCCTTGTTCGTGCCTCGTTCGGCGTGATGACCTGGTCCCTGAGCATGGTGTCCAGAGACGTGACGATCTGGCTCGGAGGAACGTTCTTGAACGGGTCGCGGATGTACTGCACGGCCTGCCCCTGGGTGCGCGCGGTCTTCGTGAGGAAGGCCTTACTCATCCCGTCGGCGAGAGCCGAGAGCACGGGCTCCACAGCCCGGTTCCAGTAGTGAGTCCAGACGATCTCCGTGGCAGTACCCTTGAAGACGTCCTCCGAGATCCCCAGTCGACTCATGAGCTCGGCGGTGAGGAACTTGATCTGATCGAGCAGGTTGTTCTCCGCCGGGCGGTTCAGCTGCGTGATCTTCTCTGAGCCGTCGGTGTAGGCGATCCCGTGCCCACCCTTACCGAGCTGGTCCTCGATGGACTGGATCCGGTTCTCAGCCCGCTGGCGCATGGCCTCGGTCTTGACGACGTAGGGGAGCTGGATGATGATGTCTAGCTTGCCGGTGTACGTCTTCTCGTCGGCCAGGTCCAGCATGGAGAGCTTGCGGCTCAGTCGCTTGAGAGTCGAGTTGGGCTTGTTCATCACCTCGTAGAGAGGGTTCTCGACGATAGCCACCGTCCGCTTCGGCAGGACCACTCGCTCCTTGTTGGAGGTGGCCTGGTTGTATACCTCCACCTCGACGTTCTCGGGGAACCACTGAGTGATACGCCCGACACGGAGTTGCTTGATGTCGAAGCTGTTGTTCGTCCTCGGATCCAGGTCGGACTCGACCGGGACGATGGCGATGACCCCTTCGTCGAACAGCGACAGCACGGCGTCCTGGATGAAGGCACGTCCGTTCTGGTCGATGTTCGGCTCGAGCATCAGGCAGTCGTTGAGCGCCGAGCGCCGAATCCCAATGAAGGTTCCATTTTGAGCCGTGTCAACATGTCGGATCGGCGTGGCGGACACGTCGATGGCAATCATGTTGAACAGAGACGAGATGATCGACTTGTCGGCCGTCCAACCGAGTGCGAGCCTGTCGGCCCGTACCGTGTAGGAAGGGCCGAGGGTCAACCGGCTGATGTCCCTGCCGGTAAAGGCGTTGTAGGCGTGCTGTAGTCTGTCTCGCAGTCCTATGACCTCCACCTCCTAGTCGAACATGTCCTTGTTGAGTTTGTATGCGACCCAGGCGTCCAACAGGGCGGCGACCGAGTCGATCTTGTTCTCCCGTCGGGCCTTCAGGAGCTTACGGTTCCCGTTGGTGTCCTCCAGGGTGATGGCATTCCCCATGGTGAAGGTCATCATGGACTGATCGAACAGGAGCTTACGATCCTCCGCCATGTCCTTGATCTCGCCAAGCGGAACGGACTCCGTCCGGGATCCCTGAATCACCTTCTCGATCCCGAACGGGCCGTTCTCGTTCTCCCAGCGAGTGACGAACTCCTTGGCGTTGTACGGGTCGAACCCGAGACAGCGCACATCGTACTCGCAGGAGGCGATGAACGCCTCGAGGTCCTCGTAGACGTTCATCATGTCAAGAACCGTACCCTCGAGCACCATGAGCGAGCCCTCCTGGAGGAACTCCTCGTACTTCTGACGAGTGGCTCCTGGAAGGCGCAGCATGGTACGCTCGGATATGTAGCAGCGCGTCTTGACTCCAAACCTGCCCCGGCTGAGGGGGAACAAGAACGTGAACGCGGTGAAGTCGTCGCCCTGCGAGAGGTCGACGCCGATGGAGCAAGGCATACCCCAGAAGTCCTGGCGATTGTGCGGTAGGGTCTCCTCGTAGGTGAAGAAGTACGTGTACCCCTCCATAGGAATGCCGAACCTCTTGGCCAGAATGTCGTTCCGGGCCGCAGGAACGTGCTCCGCCCTCTCAACATCTCGCTGATAGGTCTCGTAGGAGACGGTAGCACCGAGATTCGGTTGGGCCTTCAGCCACGTCGACGGATCCGCGACCTCCTTGAGGTCGTCGAGCCGGTAGTAGAAGATGGACGTGTGCGGATCCGAGTACTCTCCTCTCAGGATGTTGAGGAGCTCCATCTTCATGTTGTCACCCGCCGAGTTCCTGACGGTACCCTCCGAGGACACGGCCAGAATGAGCCAGTCGTCGACCTTGGATGCCCCCTGCTCGATGGCGCCGACGACATCCTCTCGAATATCGCCGGATAACCACTCGTCCACCGTGTTCATCTTGGTCCGGAGACCCTGAAGCTTGTCGATGGACATCGGGCGAACCTCAAGCAGGCTGTTAGTCATGAAGTTCTCAATCCCCTTCTTGGTGGGGACGAGCTTCTGGCGAAGCGCTCGATTACCGGTCGTGTTCTGAAGAGACCCCTGCGTCATGAAATCGAACAGGGGGCCTTTAGCTCTGGTGATGGCGGTGCGGAAAGGCTGCATGACCTCCTCCGCCTGCTTCATGGTCGGCGCGGTCGTTACCTGGTGAGTGGTCGACGTGTCGATCGTCAGGAAATAGGCTTGAAGGAGTGTCTCGTACAGAGACTTCGCCCCGCCTCGGGCGACGATGATGTACTGCTTGTTGATGAGGCGTTGCTTCACCCGGCGCTTCTCGAAATGGCCGCCGGCGTCCGTCTTGTTGGGGACGTAGACCGATCGCTCAGTGAAGAACCACCAGCCGAAGATCTCTTCGGCCCAGAGTTTGAAGCTGGGGAGCAGTCGAAGATCGGATCCGTCGGTAAGAGTCATCTCCGCTTCCGCGAAGCGGATGAATCCCTCCACAGCGTCGCTATCGTAATAAAAACCGGGATTGCGAATCCGATCATCGATCCTGTTCATCTCCATCTCGATCTCCTTGCAGACCGGGATTCGACCTGCAAGGACATCGTCTCGGAACTCTGCGTAATATCGCGGGGTAGCGGTATTCGACAGCATGGTCAGCGGTGCTTCTGAGCCCGCCTGCGCTTACCGGTGGACTCGAGCTTCTTGCCCGCGTCCTTAGCTGCCGCTCGACCCGCAACAACCCCCGTGGCGTGGGCTCCTACCCCGACCGCGCCGATCTTCGCAAGGTTCTTGGCAAGAGTCTTGTTCCCACCGCCAACAACCTTGGTTCCGGAAACGGCGAGCTTACGCCGACCGGTGCCTCCCGAGCGAACCGCGGTGGAAAGAGCCTTGCTCGGGGCCTTCTTTCCGAACTTGGACTTCGCTGCGCGTGCAGCAGATCCGGCCGCGGCCTTAACACCACTGCCCCCACCCTTAGCGGCATTGCGAGCGGTGTTGCCGGCCTTCCAAGCCTGGTTCTTGGCCTTGTATCCAGCGCTGCGAGCGGCAGTCCCCGCCTTGAACTTGGCGGCATTCGCTCCGAGACGGGTAGCCTCGGCGTACTTGCCGACCTTGGTCTGCTTCAGCTTATCAGCAGCGCCCTTGACGTTCGCCGACTGAGCCTTGGCAAAGCGCTTGGACTGGGCCTTCTTGACTCGAGCCTGAGCACCGAGATTGCGACTCTTGCCCTGAGCGAATTTCTTTGCGGCAGCTCCCTGCTTCTTAGCCAGTCCAGCGAGCTTCTTTCCGTTGCCGGACTTATGCAGGTAGTATCCGGCGCCAACGGCGGCAGCGGTGCCGAGGACACCTGCAATGGCCGCCTTCTGCTTGCGAGAAAGACCCTTGCGCTTCTTGGACGGACCGGCGCCTCCGGAGGGACGCTGCTTGCGAACGCCCCAACGCATACCTTTGACGCCATGGTGAGCGAGGACCTCGTCCTCATCGATGAAGAAGATGTTGTCAGACATTCTTGTCTCCGAGTGCTTGAATCGCTTGGCGCCCTTGAGAGCGGCCGATCCCCCCTTGGAGGCGGCTTTCTTGATGCCTTTCTGGAGAACGTTCTGCAAGGTATTGAAGGCGGCCTCCTCGGCCGCCTTCCCGGCCTTGCTGCGGTAGCGCTCCATCCGGGTCTGGGTGAGTTGTCGGTACTCCTTCTCCAACCGGATGCGGTTATTGATCCGCCTCAGCTGGTCATCGGACATACCGTCTATTTTGGCCTGTTTGGACGAACTCCACTTCTTGGAATTCTTGATGCGGGACTTGCGGGCACCCCACCTCATGCCCTTGACACCGAAATGCATAAGCTCTGAGTGACCCATACGCTTGTTGTGCCCCTTCTTGTAGAACTTACGGGCTGCCTCGGCGAGAGTGGCGTCCGTCGAGTACGTCTTGCCCAGCTTTCCGCGGTCCAGTTCACCGTAGTACTTCTCACGGCGCTCCGTAGCGGTCAGCTGGCGATTGCGCTGGTTGGCGAGACGCCAGTTCTTGACCTTCTCGGCGTGCTCCTTGCGCTTCTTGAGGTAGTTCTCGATCTTGCCGACGTCGTCAATACCGTACTTCGCCTTGAGCTTGGCCTCGTACTTGGCACGGCGCTCAGCATTCCGCTCCTCGCGGCTCTTCCGAGTACCCCTGCGCATACCCTTAACCCCGTAGTGCATGAGATGGTCGCTCATGGGGTCTCCTTCTGGATGCTGATACGCCAGGCGTACTCCTGAAGCTGCTTCTCGATCGCAGTTACGACGAAGGAGTTGGCCGGAGGGTCGAAGACGAGCCTGACTTGCAGGTACAGATACGTCTTGACGGCCTCGAGATTCTTCGTAATACCAGTCAGGTACTGATCCCAGGTCTCCGTCTTGCCGGTGATCTTGAAGGAGGGCAGACCCAGCTGCTCCGCGAACATGATCGCCGTATTGGTGTGGAGGATGATCTCCTGATCGAAGGCCGTGTAGTCCTCAGCGATGCCGAGGGCCTTCTTGATGTCGTTGAGTATCGAGTCAGCCACGGTCACCTCCAGGGTATCGTGTCATTCGGCGTTCTCTCGACAGGAGGCTTGGGTAACAGGCTCGCATCGCCGAAGTGAATCGCGTTGTGTGTGTCGTGTCGCACGCAGATCAGGTACTCGGGGTCGAGGATGTCAGGATTGAACTCTCCCTCGAGGTCCTCAGGCCGAATCGGGTTCATGTGATGAACGAGAATCTTGTCGTAGATGTCGTGACCTGGGACCCCGAGGTCGCATGCGTCGTCTCGGAGGATGACCTTCTGCCTTGCCTGGCGCCACTCGGTGGAGTGGTAGAAGGTCTGATTCAGATACCGTTCGAAACCGAAGGTCTGATCGCCCGGATCCTGATTGAGACGTAGGTATTCGTACCGATCCTCGAAGGATTCGATGCGAGAGAGTTCACTGTAGGTCCGAATCCGACTCAAGACCCACACCTCCTCCGGCGTAGGACTTGAACGCTTCGAGAACCTCCTTGTAGGCCTCCTCACCTCGAGCTGAGGCCGCCAGAGCATCGGCTTTGGCCTTGAGCATGTCGTTCTCGGCCCTGATCCGCTCCTGCTCCAGCCTCTCACGGCTCGTGGCGAGCTTGAGGTAGTGCGTGATGATGGAAGGAGGAGCCGTGCCGTCCAGTAGCATCTCCTCGGCTCGCTGGACTGCGAGCGACATGAGTCGATTCTCCTGCTGCTCCGGAGTGGCGGCCCGTCCTCTGGGTGACTTCTTGGCCTTTGCCACGGAGTTCTCTCCTGTTCCGGGTTCCTTTACTGGATATGAACCGGGGTTTCAGGTAGGACAGGACGACTTGCGTACCCCTCGTTGGGTAGAAAGGAACGAACGCAAGAAGACCCCAACGACACAGGTCGTCCTGTCTTATCCGAAACCCCGGCTCAGGTTGCCCAAACACACCTCCGGGGAAAATGC